AAGCGGGAGCTTTAAAACCTACTTCATAATCAGCCATTATCTTCTCCCATCTGGGCGCATATCAACCCTTGGAACACCCAACTGCCATTGTACACCTGTTGCACTAGATTCTACTTTTAAAGCCATTTGTCTACCTCGTAATCTAGTATGTATTTGAGTTGTATAAACCTCTACTGGCGATGTAGCTGTTCTTGTTACAGTTCCTGCACTATTTCCACCCTCAGATAGCGGTGAATTTAACCCAGAACCTGAAAAACTAGAAGGGCTTAATGTTAAAGTTATAGCGGGAGAACCACCTGTTGATCCTTCAAAAGATACATCTGGAACCATACGGCTAACAAACATAAACTTATCGCCATCATCTAGATCAAAATCAGCAGAACTAATAAACGCAGATATTGCAGCTGTCGTGCTTGTCTCGTTATCGTCAATACCTCTTTCGTGGTCTACAAGCACATTATTATATGTAGCAGCTAATGGAAAATCTCTAAGCCCAGAATCTAACCACGCAGATCTAGCCATGTTGCCGTAATACCATATATTTTCTGAGTAATTATATATAACATACCTGTCTATATCAGAAGAATCAGCAGAACAATAAAACCACCAGACTTCATTGAAAGCTTCGTTAGTACCACCAAAAACTTGAGTAAGTTGATCTACATTAAAATCATTAAATATATACCTCCGCACATCACAAGGTAATGTTTGGACTCTACCATCGTACATATAAAATTTATCTTTACCCATCCAGTAAGCTATACCATTTCCCATAGCTACACTGTTTTTAGAAGCAATAGATGTTGTTTCTCCTAGAATCTGTGCGCCCCATACACCTGAGTTTATCCCAACATACTGTAGTGAATATAAGGAAGAATCTGTCCAAACAAGAACCTCTTGCCTAGACTGCATAGCAGAAACTATTTCTGTTCCCCTAGACAACCTAAGACTACCTGCTTGATTTGTAGCTAACGGATTCCATTCCACAGCACTTTCTTGGTCAGACCAACGAATTAACATAGGGTCTTTTGTAGAAGAACCAATAGGATTAGTACCAAAACAAAACACAAACCTGTTAATATCAGACACAAGCATAACATTTTGTTTAGAGGGAACTTCGGAAGCTCCTGTTCTAGAACTTAATAAAACTCCGCGTGTTGTTGTAAGCCCTGCAGAAGTATCAAAATAGTATAGAGGCCCATTTCTATACCCAAAAATTAAGTCTTCTCCAAAGTTAGATTGCGACCATATTCTAAGTTCATCAAAGCTAGCTTCTCCTTGGTTCCAAGCTCCAGCTCCAAAACCACTTGCACCCCAACCCTCTAGGGGAGTAGCAGAAGTTGATCCTGAATTTATCTGATAGGTTCCAACAACAGAACCACCTCCGTTGCCTGAATCTGAGGATGTAGACACAATATCGCTAAATTTATTCGTGGTATTACTTAAACTTTTAGCTGTTATAGTATAAGTACTTGAAGATTTTACTGACTGAATAGCATATTCTTGATTTAACACATCTGCAGTAATAGCTCCCCCCATTGTAACTGCGCCACTAAAAGTTACAGAATCATTATCAACTGCCCCATGATCTACATCTGTAATTAAAAGAGTAAAAAACGATACTGTGGCTCCTGAACTATGTGTAGCTGCTGTTGTGCTTGTAGACACATCTTCAATAATAGAGGAAGCCCCTCGTGTACAACCTGTAAGAGATCCGTCTTTTAGACCTGTGTAAGATATAACTTCACTATCTATCTTTACTAAACCTGAATCAGGTATTCCCGAAATACTAGCTAGAGGTCCTATGGTAGCTGTACTAGTTGAGGTCACAGCTGCGGATAAAGTAGTCTGTAGTGCAGAAAAAGTTACCTCTCCTGCAGAAGTGGTGCTTCTTATAGGGGTGATATTATTGTAATTACCACCATTTTCTATGTAAAATTTTAAGTTTGTGCCAACACCAAGTAAATTTTGCCCTCCTAGAGTAATCCAGTTAAACAAAGAACGTGCAACCCCGTCAAACTTTGCTACGTTAATCCGTGTCCAACCACCTATTTTTTCAGGTAATCCTTGCCTAAATCGCACATTATTGCACTCGTACCAGCCACCTTCATTACTATACCTAGTTCGTTCGCGGTTTACCCCAGGTTTAAAATCTAGTTTTTTAAGTGGCATAACACGTTACCCTATAAGCTCGAAGTGAGGTCCATCAATGAAGGGCCTTCTGCCCTCTGAACGTCTTAAATCAACATACTTCATCATAGCATCTTCTGCTGTGCCTGGATAAGATCTTATGTCACCTTCCGACCACGCTGCTCCCCACTTAATAGAAACACCATGTAATTGTGCAGCTTTTTTGAAAGCATCGCAGATATTATCGTAAACATTTATCTCCCAAACAACGTCTGAACCATCATATGCGACAACATCAACGGCATGTGAATACCCAGAATCTTGAATTAAATGTTTCGATTTCATGGTCTGCGATCTTCCAGAATTGTATAATTTCTGCTGCTCTTGAACCGATCTGACCCCATATGTGACTCCGAAATCAATTTCAGTCAAACCTATGGCACTTTCGACAACTTTTACCAAGTCGGGATGTACACCTTCTAACTTACCTTTTGATCTATTTGATAATGAAAAAGCCATTTTATTTCGTTAATCCTTTCTGTTTTTCGTATGTCCTGAGTCCCCCGATTCCCAAAAGTCCTCCTAAAACCGTGAGAAGTGTATTCATGTTAAAACTTGGCAAATCAGGTATGCTCACACCAGTCATAGCTATTACAAAAATAATAATAGGCTGAAGAACAAAGTGATAGCAAAAAGCAACCCCACAGACCCAACCAACGAAAGGACGCCAGCCACCTTTAAAAAGGCTTCCAGAAGCTGCTTCTTCTTTATTGACTGCGATTTGGGCGAGATTTTGTTCATGGGCTAATTTATCAGCCATTGTTGCCAACTCATGTGCCAACTTAGCTTTCTGATCTTTGTCCTCTACAAACTTATCAAGTATCTGCGTAGCGGGGCCAATTAAACTATTTAACAAACTCATTTATCACATGCCTCACATTTCCCATTACGACCTGTAACGTATCCTGCCACAATTCCTACAACTCCAACTAAGGCATTATTTAAAAGACCTAATATACCCTCATCAAACTCACCACCATGGTCAGCTGCAATCATAAACTCGTCTACAACTATCAAACCAAGTAACCCCATTAACCCAATAGCTAATATCATTACTGTAAAATCTTTCATATATTTCATTTTGCTTGCACCGTTAAATCATTGTTTCGTTTACTATAAGCTGTTGCACCCATAAACACAGATACTACAGCTGCTTGACTTACAAAAAAAGTATTTAAGAACCCTGATAACTGGTTAACACGAGATACGTCAATCAATGGTGTCATCATGGCAACTACGAATAAGACCATAGATCCCATAGCAACCCACGCCATCATGCGTTGTTGGTCTTGCATTTTATCTAAGTTATGGTGCATCTCTCGTCTATGCTGTAACTCTTCCATCTTAGTAGCCATAGCCATCTCGCCATCTGTAATAACACCGTTATTATCAAGATCTGCACTTTCCCAAGCTGAACCTTTTTCTAATTTTTTTTGTGTCATACTATCTCCTATTTAATAAACAGCCATTTTGGAGGAAAAAATATAGTCCAGTACATAGCTGCTAATATGATTGCGATAAGTAATAAATCTTCAATTTCCATCTAAAGCCCCTGTTTTCATAATATCTCCAAAAGACATAAAAGCAAATAAAACCCCAAAAACTAAAACTACTACGCACAACCCTATTGCAAAGTACCCTGCTATTTCCATAATTTCTTCTTGTTGTTGTTTTCTTACTCGTATTTGTTCTTTTCTAGCTGCTTTTGCTGCTTCAATCCTTTTACTTCTTTCTGTTAAAATTGTTTGCCAAGTGCCATGTCCAAACCGTTGATCTACTAAAACACTAACTTCGTATAATTGTTCAGCTGCGAGTTTTGCATCAATAATCTCATGAGCAACACTTTTTACACCAAATTGATCCGCAAGAGAGACACCATCTTTCTTGTTTCTCCGTTTATCGACTTGATTTTTACCTTCAAATAAATCATCTATCTGCCCTGCAATTTCAGATATATCTTTCGCTGTAGCTATATTGTCCTTGATGAAAGCCACACTTTGTTTGACAAGCTGGATACCAGTTACTATGTCTCCAAGAACCATTCATCATGCCTTTACTACTAGAGAGATCAATAATATTATTGTTGTCCCACTTGCCCCTATTAGTACCATTTCTAATCGTTTTACACGACTTAGTATTTCAATCCAGCGTTCTTCACTCACTGCTTTATACACCTCCAGTTCAGTTTTTAATTCGTCTAATTTCACTAACTAGCCTTCTCATCTAAAACTTCTTCTGCTGTTTCTTTAAAAGAATCTAACAAATCTTTTTGAAAACTATCAGATGCTCTTTGAACTTGATCTAGGTCAGCTCGTAATTTTCCTGCCTTAGCACCAAGATCTTTTAATTGAGCTATGAGATATTTCTGCTGATTGTTAAGGTCAGCTTCTTTATAACCTTTGCCATCAATATTTATTACATTTTCATCTTTCATTACCAAGGTACTCCTGATGCTGTTACTGGTGCTTTACTAGTTGCTATTTGTGAAGCTACAGCATCTTCTATTTCTTTTACCTTATCGTCCCCCATAATCGCCTTGCACCAAGCAATGCAGTTTGCTTCTGTCACATCATCATATGAAATAAAATCTCCTGATGGTTCAGGAATCCTTATTGAACTATGTAATCTGCCTATGTGATTTACCCCATCTACTGTCTCTTTGTCTGTGCATTGCCAATGAAGAATAAATATTTGGTCATCACCTTTTGAACCTTTAATGGTTCTATCTGTATTTAAAATTGTCCATGTTACTGCCATTTTATTCTCCTTTTATAATTGCTGATTACCCACAATACAAAACACATGGCAACAAATA